GCTCGCATCTGATCAGCGTTAAATTCATCACGGCCCACCAAACAAATACCAATAGAGTCTTTATTAAATGGGTCAGCGTGGGCACCTTGCCAATACACTGGACGGCCCGCTTCAATCTCACCATCCAGCTTCACCAGCTTGTGATAACCGATACCATCCCACCCTTGCTCAAGGTGCCAACGGTGGATATCTTCGGCGCTGGTTTCTCGCCCATTGGGGGTATCAGAACAATGCACAACAATCCTAGTAATATTCATAACTACACCACCGTACTGACAAAGCTTTGGTCTAGATAAGGCACACCATTTATTTCTACAAAGCGCTTATCTGTAACGTCATAAGCAATGGTGTGTTCTAGTTTGTCCCCGCCATCTGAACCTGCATCAAGCACTTTACTTAGGCGTAATTTGCAGCCATACGCCTTAGTTTTAAATTCTTGATCTAAGGTTTTACCCAAGCCGGAAATGTCAAAAACACCAAGCTGTTGCCAAGAGCCAGCGGCTTTGGCTGCATCAATCAACTTGCTATAGCTATCCGTATCTAAAGTGAGTTCACCACTCGCCGACACCGCACCACGCACAAACCCATCTGGAATACCGCGTGTTGTGGTTGGCTTAATGCCGTCTTCAATGTTTAGCGTGTATTGCTTAACGCTGATAATTTGAGTACCAATTGAAATATTGATATCCGCACCTGAAATATGTTGCATGCTATACCTCGTTACTTAAGTTAAGGCCGATATAAGCTTGAATGGCTTTAGGGCTGTTATAAGGGCGAACCAACAAAGCAATGTTTACCTTGGTTCGATCTAGCCATTGAATCGTTACATCACCATCCAAAGGTGTTTTCACTTCACCTGGCTTATAGATGCCGTTAGAGGTAAGGCTTTTGCTCATATTAATCATGGGACGCATGAAGTAAGTTTCATGAGCAGAAATAGAAATAGGCGTACTGTTTAGTTCACGATTACCCACTTTTTTAATGGCGAGAATTCGCACTTGTCGCTTAACCTTGTTCACCACACGCAGGTTTTCAATCACGCTGTAATCACTGGCTTCAGGGGCTAAAGTCATGCCGTCACTACAATAAATGCCGTCATAATCTGGGTAAACTTGCGGCACGGTTCCACGGGCATCATTTAGCGCTTTGGCGTGGCTCATATTGAAATGCAAACCGTCTTTATCATTTGGCAGAGTAGAAAGCCCAACAATGGCCCCTGTTTGAGTGCGCATTGGTGTATCCGCAATAGACACGCTTTCATCACACAACCGCCCACATACTGTCCCCATCCAGCCTGCAAACACTTCTGGTACAAACAGAATGCTGTCACTGGCTACACCGTTTTGTAGAGTTTCAAACTCAGCGATGAAATCACCCCAGCTTTCAGCACTCGGGGCTGCATTGGCCGCAACAAAAAAGAGGGAACGGCCAAACTCGTTTTCCGTTGTCGCAATGGCCGTGGCAAAATCATCTAAATCGGTTTGAGCGGCGACCTCATCAGTTACCACCACAGCTTCACACACAATGTTTTGTGCCATGGCAATATCAAAGGCAGTTTTCCATTCACCAGCAGAACCACGCGGCATAACAACCGCTGTCCAATTGGTACCCGCGTTCGCTTTAGCCGCTTCAATACAGGTTTTCATCTTGCTGGCATTCACACCCAGCGCGTCATCTAAATCAGTCGTTTGGTCAATGTATAAAACTGCACCGTGGTTTTTACCCGCATAGCCAATAAACAAAAACTGGCATTCAGGGGAGGTAAAATCACCGTTGCCGCTATCTTCTTTGTTGACACTTACGCTACCTAAAGCCATGTTAATTACCCTTTCTATATTCTGCCTTCACTACACGGACGGCCATTGCCTCAACCCATCTAGCATCATTTGAGAAGAACTCACGAGCAGGCAAATTAACCTGCCAACTCTGCTTACCTTCCCTTTCTTCATTCAACTTAAAAATAATGCCCAAGGCTTGAAGCTTCGTTAGGTTTTCCATGATCCATGCTTGGCTAACCTTTCGCTTTTTCCCGCCTTTCATTTCGACCCTAAAACCAAGCTGATTTAAGGCTTTAGCTTGGGCTCTTGTTGCTGGGCTTTTCTCCCATTCTGACTTAGCCTTTTCACTCATTTTCTGAGCTTTAACAATTTGCTTTTGTCCCGTTTGATGAGCATTAGCCATACGGCCCATAACATCATTTTTAAAACCAATTGTTACCTTGTCAGAACTGGCTTTTTGCCGAATATTTCTACCCTTCACAAAGCCACTAAGCATCTTGCCTTTTCTGCTTCGTTTCTTATGTCGATCAGCAAAAGCCTTACCATGTACATCACGTTGGCTTCGTACATTTTTACGGGACTGCTTAACCACTTCTCGCCCCATTTGAGCCATCGCCCGTTTACGTCTTTTAGGTGGCAGCATGAGTAGTTTTAATTGAGCCTCTAATAAACTGGCTCCCTGCCAGCTGGCCCTAACGCCACTATCCATATGAAGCAGCAGTTGTTATTTCAAAGGTCTCAGCAAAGTCATGTTCTATATCTACAAACGCCCATTTCTTACCTTTAAATTCAATAGGGCCACTTTCGCTTTCACAGATATAAACGTCTTCTTCAAACTGCAAAGTGACTTCAATTTCAGCCACCTCGTCATCTAATAACGTGCAGCTAATATCAGGGTCTTTATCATTTAGCTCACTTCTATCATCGTTATCAGCAAGCCAAGTCAGTAAGCGAGCGCTAAAAAGCTCAATAGAGGCTTCTTGATAAGCAAAGCTTTCCATTGAAATTACCGCTCTGTATTCCAACGTATGTAAAAGAACCTTATTCCCTTCAACAGAGCCCCGCCCTTTCAAGGTCATATCTTCAACCCAAGAATTAAATTTATAAGAGTAAAGTGGCTCTAAATACGAACGTAAGGAAACAAGCTTTTTCATATGGCAACCGCTTTAAAACCAGAGGCAAAACGCCCTTCTGCAACAACTTCATATTCTTTTGCAGTGGCCAGCATTTCTTTAGTGATTGCATCAATAAAAGTATTTGCTTCAACTATCCATGGTGTCTTAACTGCTTCTGCTCTTTCCGCTTGAATATCTGCGGCTTTTTGTCGATTAGCCGTTTCAAAATACTTAAGCAAGCTATCCCTTGCGCTGTGCATAACCGCCGCTTTATACACATCAACCAAGCCAGCGTTATAGGCTTCTAAGGTTTCAGCAACAATGGCGCTTTGTAGTATCAAGACAAAATCGTAAATTTTGTCATTCACCTGGTGCATGGCATTTTTAAGCACATGCGCCAAAGTAGGCTCTTTGTATTCATTAGGTAGGCGGTAAATATCAATAAACACCTGTAATTCGATATCAGGAAAAAAAGCGTTTGGATTAATCACGCTAGTAGTCGTCTCAACTGGGTTAGAAATTCCGTTTAAACTCACTTTCATTTCTCCTGATATCTTCAAATAAACACAGAACAATTAGCGTGTGGTCATTGCGATAAATCACTATGCCTCAGCTATTGTCTGTGACCGGCTGGCGGATTCTTTTTACTCAAGACCTAGCTTGGCTTTGAGCTTTTCAATTTTCCTTTTCACCCCTGCGCGACTATTGATAGACATCGCTTTTTCAAAGTCAGCAAGGGCCGCTTTATCTTCTGCTAATACTTCTAAATGCTTACCCCGCATGACATACATCTTGCCCTCAACCAACGCAGGCAGTTTCCATTTAGCAGCCTCAAAAGCTTTTACAACATCGTCTAAGTAAGGCCCTGCAGATTTATGAGTTTCTAGCTGAGCTGAGGCCCAGTCATAAACCTGATCACAGATAAAACACTCAATATCGCCACTAAAACGACTTGGCATTTTGTGAACTTTTTGAGCAGATAAATGCAGAGCAAGTGGCACCGCTTTAGCAATATCACCTAAATCAAACAGCCAGATCATGAACCACACAGCCACGCTATTTGGGTACTTAGCGCCACTTTCCGTGTAGCCTGTAACAAAGGCCTCAAGGCGTTTACAGGCTTCGGCCTTGAACGGTAAGCGGCCTTCGATATCTTCAATGCTGCTCATTTCTTTAAGGCATGCTTCGACAATCGCCTTATGGGTTTCTAGCTCTGGGTTACCAGAGCTTTCAACATCATCAAACTGAGATTTAAGCGCTTGAATATCGTCTTCATGCTCATCAACGCGACCTTCTAAGTGGCCAATATCAACTTGAACAGATGCCAATTCATTACCCAATTCATCAAGCTGATCAGCCTCTTTAGCAACTGGAGGAATAGGTTTCTTAGCCTGCTTTTTTTCTAGATTTTGACGAAGCTTAGAAACAGGTTTAGAAAGCCCATTAGCCACAGCACCTATGTTTTTAGCAGCTTGTCTAATCGCTTTATCTCGGTTCTGTTTCTCTAACTGGCGGCGCTTTAAAATATTCATCTAACTTCCATTTAAGGTAATTAATAGTGAGCTTAATCAGTGGCACTTAACCCAAGTTAAATACCACTTGTTAAACCTACTTAGCCTTCTGGTTCTACATACAAAGAAACGTTGGTAACAGCGGCGATAGCCTCTGTTTCTTCAATCACGTAATCCACGTTTTCAGAGTTGTAATCTTCAACACGGTTTTTCTTAGGGTTGTTTTCAATATGGCGACGTGCCGTATCTTCTTGCAGATAAATTGAAAGGTTCTTAACGTAAGTAACGATAATCACACCATCTGGCATAAATGGCGGAATATAAGCAGGCAGGCCAGCAAAAATGCCAGTCACGCGGTTGTCATTCATCAAGACTTTGTTAGTGGCTTCATCACCATTAGATTCATAATTTTTAAGGTTCTGAGAACCCATCAAATCAGACGACATTAAAACAACCAGTTCAGAGTCTTCCCTAAAGTGGCTAGGAATCATCTGTTTGACTGCTTCAACCAACATATCTAAATTACGGAAATTAGCCGACGCATGGCCAAACGTTAAAGCATCTTCATCAATCTGCTCTGGCGCTTCTTCACGTAATTTTTGTAACCAACCTTTGTTTACGTCTTCACCATTTGGGTTAGCTTCTCGGTCAGTGGTTTTAGCAATAGAGATACCATGTAAGCCAATACGAACACGGTCATTAGTTAAGGCTTTACGGTAAGCACTCGCGTAAATTTCCGCATACTTTTCTGGTCCATGATGTCGCCATGTATCAATCAGGCTATAAGGTAGATAAATGTCTGATTCAGTAAATTGGCATTCATAGCCTCTTTTATCTTCACCACGAATGCTTTTGGGCGTTCTTTCACTGGTATCGGTAATTTCAGTTCGAGAAGTAACAAGACCAGGCACACTTAGTCCGATCTTTTCACCCTTGATAGAAGCAACTAACTGCACGTTAATCATGCCCAAAAACCAAGAACCGCTTTCGACCTGTTTTTCATACAAACGCTGAACAATAGAAGGCTCAACGGCGAATTCTTCACCGACTTCTTCACCAACCGATTCATAAACACGGCTAATGTAATTATTTAAATTCTCTTTACCTTTTGAAGATAATGATGACTTACCCATTTTTAATACCTTTTAATAAATTCCAATCTTTAAGACCTAAGCCAACTTGGGTTACACAATTTCAAATTTTTCCCCTGCTTCACCCGTCCCTTTTGGTGGTTCTTCACCTACATCTTTCATAGCGTCGGCAAAGTCACCTTGTAGCTTTTCAAAATCTGTTTTCAGCGTGCTATAGGACTGGTTTTCTTCTTTTAAACTGGCTACCTGACTTTCCAAATCTTTAATCTTTTGGCTAAATTCAGATTCTTCATCATTACTAGATTCATCATTGCTACTAACCAATTCATCTATTTTTGTTGAAAATTCACCTATCTGGCCTTCAAGTTTTTCTAGCCTTTCTCTGTCTTCTTTACTCATGGGTTCGTCATCCTGTTCTTGAGTTTTTTGTTTACTAAATAGACCTTTAACACGATCACTTAAGCCTTTATTTTTAACGACTTCTTTAGCCAAACTATCTAATTCGTCTGGGTCATCAAAAGTCAGTTCGATGGGTTCTTCCATACCAAAGACATGGCTAAACCTTTGATTTTCATCTTTGCTAAATTCGAGCTGGCTAGTACCTAAACTGGCTGGGGTATCTGTGATAGCAAGGTGGGATAAGTAAGCCTTGCCTGTTGTTGCAAAGTCAGGCTCAACTCGAATACTGGTAAAGAGTTTTTGACCAGCCTTATTTAAATTAAGGAGTAAGCGATTTGGTTTCACACGGGCAAATAAGCACCAACGCTTCTTTTTATCTTTTTCTTTTTTAACTTCTAAAACTTGCCCATGATTACCCTGCCATGAGTAGTGATCAGGAAAGATATTGGCGGTGTATTCTTCTAAGTCGTAGGTTTCAACAATGTCAAAAATCCATTGCTCTTCAATGATACGGCCGTCTATTGTTGGCCCTGCCGTTGCTACCTTAAACCAACCTGATTTTCCCGCCATTTCGATTCCCTGCTATTCGTTAAAAACTATCTAATAACGAAAAAGATAAGCCTCAAAACAAACTGTTTCCAGCAGGTTAAATCCAACATTTTGGGATAATTTATATATCCCAAGTATTTGTATTTATTAAAGTTATTCCTCATAGCCTTGGCCGCTAGTA